AGAATCAATGTTCGTAGACTGTTCATTGTTCTAGAGAAAGCAATTGCAAATGCATCGAAGTATTCACTATTCGAACTCAATGATGAATTCACGAGATCACAGTTTGTTGGATTAATTGAACCATTCCTACGTGACGTTAAAGGTCGCCGTGGTATCTATGACTATCGAGTTGTGTGTGATGATACAAACAACACAGCGCAAGTTATCGACAACAACCAATTCGTTGGAGATATCTACATCAAACCAGCACGTTCGATTAACTTTATTCAGTTGAACTTCGTTGCTGTTAGAACTGGTGTTAACTTCTCCGAGATCGTTGGTGGTGTCTAATAAATATAAAAAGATATAGGAGATAAACATGGCATTTAACGTAGGGGAATTTAGGGCGAATCTGATTGGAGATGGTGCTCGCCCTAACCTGTTCCAAGTTACAATGAATCTTCCAACATATACATCAGACGCTGCAACGACTAGCCAGGCATTAACTTTCTTGGCCAAGTCGGCACAACTTCCTGGTTCGACTGTTGGAACTGTTCCATTGTTTTACTTTGGTCGTGAATTAAAGTTTGCGGGTAATAGAAACTTTGCTGATTGGACTATTCAAATCATCAACGATGAGAACTTTAAAATCCGTAAAGGTTTTGAGACTTGGATGAATGCAATCAATTCACACGCATCCAACTTGAGAAATGGTGCAGCAGTATCACCATCGGGTTACTCAGCTGACGCTAAAGTTGACCAGTATAATAAAGTTGGTGATGTTATTAAGTCGTATAAATTTGTTGGTGCTTTTCCTGTTGATCTTTCACCTATTGATCTAGATTGGGGTTCGAACGATTCTATCGAAGAGTTCTCTGTAACTCTAGCATATCAGTGGTGGGAATCAGACACAACAAATTAATCTTGATGGAAGGCATTTACGTGCCTTCCAATTCTTTGTATATGAAGGAGTAGTATGGCCATAAATCTATTTGGTTTTCAAATAACCAGAAACAAGACTGAATCGGAAGAACAGTCTCAAAAAACATTTACGCCTCCGTCCAATGAAGACGGTGCTCTTACTATCTCTGCTGCTGCATACTATGGAACATATGTTGATTTAGATGGCACGGCAAAGAATGAGGTTGAATTAATTTCTAGATATCGTGAAATGGCGATGCAGCCAGAGATCGAAGCAGCAATCGATGATATTGTCAACGAAGCAATCATTCAAAATGATGATGGCAAATCTGTTCGACTAATTCTGGATGATTTAAAACAACCAGAAAAAATCAAAAAAGCAATCGAAGAAGAGTTCAATGTAATTCAAAAGTTATTGAACTACAAGAATATGGCAGCAGATACGTTCCGTCGATTCTATGTTGATGGTCGCCTATTCTACCATGTCATTATTGATGAAACAAATCCAGCATCTGGTATTAAAGCACTTCGATATATTGATCCAAGAAAGATTCGTAAAGTCAGAGAAGTCAAGAAAGATAAAGATAAAAACACGGCAGTTGATGTTGTGTCTACTGTAAATGAATACTACATCTACAACGATAAAGTAGTATCTGGTTCATCTTCTAGTTATGGTCCAGTTGGTGTCAGAATCGCAAAAGATTCTATTCTGAATATCAACTCTGGACTGATGGATTCTAGACGCGCAGTTGTTCTGTCGTATCTACACAAAGCAATCAAACCACTCAATCAGTTGAGAATGATTGAAGATGCAACAGTCATCTATAGAATCTCCAGAGCACCAGAACGTAGAATCTTCTACATTGACGTTGGTAATTTACCCAAGTTAAAAGCAGAACAGTATCTACGTGACATTATGATCAAGTACAAGAATAAACTTGTATATGATTCTGCAACTGGCGAAGTCCGAGATGATAGAAAACATCTGTCAATGATGGAAGACTTTTGGTTGCCTCGTAGAGAAGGTGGCAAAGGTACTGAGATTACTACATTACCTGGTGGTCAGAATCTAGGCGAGTTGGAAGATGTTAAGTACTTTGAAAAGAAACTATACAAGTCGTTGAATGTTCCAGTCTCTAGATTAGATCCAAATCAATCTGGATTCTCTCTTGGTCGTGTTGGTGAAATCACTAGAGATGAAGTTAAGTTCTCTAAGTTTGTTGATCGTCAACGTGCGAAGTTCTCTGAATTGTTTGAACAGGCACTAAGAGTTCAATGTGTACTTAAAGGTATCTGTACCGAAGAAGAATTTGAAGAATTTAAACAATACATTTACTTCGACTTCATAAAAGACAACAACTTTGCTGAACTGAAAGAAGCAGAATTAGTTCGTGAACGTTTATCGTTACTTGGTTCTGTTGATCCTTATGTTGGTCGATACTACTCGATGGGTTGGATTCAACGTAATGTTCTTCGTTTGACTGATGATGAAATTAAAGTTATGCAGAAAGAGATCGACAAAGAGAAAGAAGCAGGACTCATTCTAGATCCAATGCAAATTGCACAACAGGCACAAACTGATTTATCACAAGGAACAGGTGGCACTGCATCAGGACCTGCACCACAAAGTGCAGACGCAGCACCACCTTCTGGACCATCTGAGTCGGCAGGATCTTCTGGACCAAAGGGTGATTTGAGTCTGAACAATGAATACATTCCTCCGTTTAAAATGTTAAACAGAATTCTTTCAGATAAATAAAATATAAATCAAAAGGATATCCTACGATGAGTAATAAATTATCAAATTCTGTTGCAAGAATTCTAGCAGAAGATACAAAGTCGAAACTGACAAGAGACAATATCAAAGATAGTGCAGCTAGAGTTGCAGCAAGTATTCTAGAAGCACCATTGGTTCAGAAGAAATTCGACCAGAGTATGCCACAAAAGTCTGCTGCTGAAATTCTATATGAAAGTATTAGAGAGAAGAGTCAGACTCAAGACAGAGCGGCGCGTGTTGCAGCAGAAATTTTAAAGACAGCTCCTGCAACAACTCAAATGATTGCGGAGAATGGAACAACGATCTCTGATGCATTGAACTTCGAACCAAAGATTAAAACACAAGATGAATCAATATTCTACAATAAAAAAAGAAAAGAGATTAGTGAAGAAGTTAGACATGAGATTGAAGCACTAGAGTCCAAGTTTGAAATTTTAGAAAACACATTATCGGAAGATCTTCGCAAATATAAACAAAATATTACTGAAGCTGTTAGTACGACAAGAACTAATTACGCTGGCACAGATTCTGGTGGTGGTGAAGTTCGCATCCTTAATATGGATGATATTGAAACTAAAGATATGAGCAGACAAGCAAAAGTCGCAGCTCTTGCTAATAATGCCACTTTGACATATAACACATCAGACAAAAAGTTTCATGTAGGATATGCGTTAAATCAGAACTTATCTACTTCATCAAACGTTGTATTTAATAACATAAATTCTACTGGAAACATAAGCGTAGGTGGTGCATTAGTTGTAACATCAGGAGTTAGTGGGAATATTGATCTTAATCTTTCAGGCAACGCAGCGATTGGAAGAAATCTAGTAGTATCCGGCAACACAATTCTACAAGGCAATCTACTTGTAAATGGTTATACAACTACAATTAACGTCAACTCTTTAATTATTTCTGATGCATTATTCCATTTAAATGATGTTTCTACAACATCTAACGTCGATATTGGATTTACTGGTAACTATAACGATGGTACATATCGTCATGCTGGTTTGTTCAGAGATTCGAATGATGGTGTATGGAAATTCTTTGATGGATACACAGCAGAAACTAACACAGCATCTAAGATCTATACAGCTAACGTAAGTTATGTTGACGCTGGACTTAAAGTTGGCAACTTTACTGCAAACGGTAATGTATCGATAACAAAAGCACTAACAGTAACTGGAAACTTGACTGCTGGTAATATCTCAACTTCAGGTACACTTAGTGCCGGTGTAATGAGTGTAACTGGAAACTTGACTGCTGCAAATTTCAATACGGTTGGTGTCGCTAACGTTGGCAACTCTATAATTACTACACTAACTGCAAGTAAACCAGTATTCACGGATGCAAATAAAGCATTGACTTCTTCTGGTACTATGCCAACAAATCAAGGCGGTACTGGATTAACATCTTTCACAACGAATGGACTCGTTTATGCATCTTCAACATCAGCACTAGCAACTGGTTCAACTGTAGTATTTGATGGTACTAACTTTGGTGTTGGAGTAACTCCAGTATCCAATAATGGTGTTCTACAGTTAGGCAGTTATGCTGCAATCAAATCTCTAGTTGAAACTGCAAGTATTACTGGTTCTGCGCCAGCATCAACGACACAATTTGATTGGGCAACACAAGCAGTTCAATACTATACAAGTAATGCAACCACTAACTTTACGTTAAACATTCGCGGTAATGGTTCAACTGCATTGAATACAATTATGCAAACTGGTCAATCTGCATCTATTGCATTGTTAGTCACAAATGGTTCACCTGCGTACTACTTGAGTGCGATTAATATTGACGGTACTGCATCCGGTGTCACGGTGAAGTATATCAACGGCAACTCAATATCGTCAGGAAACGCAAACAGCATTGACATTTATAGTATCACTGTTATCAAAACTGGTTCCGCAGCATACACAGTTTTGGTGTCACAGACTAAATTTGCATAAGGATTATTAATGCCCATATTTGCATCATTAGGAGCAGGATCATCTAGAGCGACTGGTGGTATCGGTATTGCTGCATCGACTGTACCTGGCACTCCAACTATTGGTACTGCAACTGCGACTAGTTCAACAACTGCGACTGTTACATTTACTGCGCCCGCAAATAACGGCGGTTCAACGATTACGCAATATATTGCAACATCTAGTCCAGGTGGTATTACTGGTACATTAAATCAGGCAGGATCTGGTACTATTTCTATTTCTGGATTATCTGCTGGTACATCTTACACATTCACAGTCAAAGCAGTAAATGCTATTGGTCAAAGTTTGTCGAGTTCTGCAAGTAACAGTATAACACCACAGTTGGAGGCGCCAAGTTCGGTCGAATATTTGGTATTGGCCGGAGGTGGTTCAGCAGGAATGGGATACGCAGGTGGAGGTGGAGGTGGAGGTCTACTGACATCAACACTATCCGTTTCAGCGTCAACTGCTTATACAGTAACAGTTGCTGCTGGCGCGCCACAACAAGGCACAGGTCTTGGTTCAGGTCCTTCCACTAAAACAGCGAGTGATTCTACATTTGCATCGATAACAACATATGGTGGCGGAAACGGAAATAATGATTGGAACAACGACGGTGGTGCCAGTGGTGGCTCAGGCGGTGGAGGTAATCGAAATGGAAGTACTCCAGGTAGAGGCGTATATCCAGGTAGTTCCTATATAAGCGCAACAAGACAAGGTTATGATGGTGGTGTTGGAACTGGTGATAACTATTCCGGTGGTGGTGGAGGCGCTGGTAGTAATGGTGCAGCAGGTTCTGGAGGAATTGGAATTAATTCATCAATAACAGGTACATCTGTTGGTTATGGTGGTGGTGGTGCTGGATGGTATAGATATGGTCCTGTCAGTGGTGGATCATATGGTGGTGGTGGATCGTATACAGCTTCACCAGGTGGCGAATCCGGCGTTCAAAATTTAGGTGGTGGCGGCGGCGGTACCGATAATAACAATTATCCAGGAAAAGGTGGATCGGGTGTAGTAATCATTGCTTATCCAGATTCTAGTCGTGCATTAACTTCAATCAGTGGTGGACTATCATACGATCAACCAACAAGATCTGGATATAGAGTATATCGTTTTACTGGCGGCACAGGCACTATTAGTTGGTAATACTACATTATAAATAGTAAAGGAGATAATTTATGGATAATATTAAAGACATGGTAAATCACGCATTAGATGACAATCCAGTTGCTGCGCGTGATGCACTATACAACGAAATTAATGATAAGATTTTCGCAGCAATTCAACAACGTAAGATTGAAATTGCTGCATCCTTATTAGAACCTAAAGAATCGGAATAAACAAATGGCAAATAGATATTCATATCAAGTTCTGAAAGATGATACGCAACATGCAATCATCAAGTTAACTGGCGAGTTTGATGGCACTGGTCAAGAAAGTAACGTATCTAAAATCGCTGCTAATTCTTTATCCGGTGCATTAGCAACAAATGGATATCTTGTTGCAAATAATCAAGGTGGAGCTGCAAACACTCCTTTACCATACTATGGGTTATCAATTCATCGTCTTTGGTATGACTCGGATACTGCTACTGGAGATATTCAACTATATTGGGCAAATACTGCAACGTCGGCAGCAAATGGTGTTCCTATTATTTTCATGCAAGGTAGTGGTGAATATGACGGTAATGCCAACTGGATTACAATCAAGAATCCAACTGTTGGCGCTAACATGAATGGAGACATCGCACTCGTTACTCGTGGTCAAGTTGCTAATGCAAGTTACACACTCATTATTGAACTTCGTAAAGACAATGCACACTATCAACGTGGCCAGTTTACTGATCCTGCTGCATTCAACTATTCGCCATTTAATATGCGTCCATGATGTCCATTGTCTCAAGTATAATTAATTCACGGTATAGTGATGCAAAGAAGTTACTTGAGACAAGAATAGAAGAGATATTCTACGAGAAGTTGGAGGAGATAAAAGAAAGATTAGTTGATGAAATTTATGGAGACTACGAAGATTCATTAGATGAATCGATTCTCCATAATATCCAAAAGATTGGCAGAGCAAAACTAATTAAACTTCGTGTTCGTGGTGGCAAAGTACAACGTAGGAAGAAGTTCTCCGATGTTAAAGGTTACACACTACGCGGCGGACGAATGATTAGAATGTCTACGACTGAACGTAGAAATAGAAGAATGGCAGCAAGAAAGGCAAAGATTAAACGTCGGACAAAGATGAGTCAGATTCTTAGAAAAAGAAAAGTATCACTAAGAAAAAGAAGGAATATAGGGTTATGAAACTAATTAAAGAACTCGTTGAATCGGTCTCTTATCTCGTTGAAGAGAAAGATGGCAAGAAGACTATGTTCATCGAGGGACCATTTCTCGTTTACGATCAAAAGAATCGCAACGGTAGACTTTATGAAAAGCATGTCTTACATAAAGAAGTCAATCGTTATATGGAAGATTATATTAATAAGAACAGAGCATTCGGTGAATTAGGTCATCCAGAAACACCAACAATTAATCTTGAACGTGTTTCACATATGATTACACATCTGCATGACAACGGTAAACATTGGGTAGGTAAAGCGAAGATTCTCGAAACTCCAATGGGTAACATTGCAAAAAATCTGATTGACGGTGGCGCACAACTCGGTGTCTCTTCTAGAGGCATGGGTTCTTTAGTTAACAAGAACGGTGTCAATGTCGTTCAACCAGACTTTCATCTTGCCACAGCGGCAGATATTGTAGCAGACCCTTCAGCTCCTGGTGCATTCGTACAAGGAATTATGGAAGGTAAAGAATGGATGTTAGTAAATAATGTGTGGACTGAAGTACATCTCGAAGAAGCAAAACAAGAAATTGTAAAGGCCTCTAGAAAAGATATTGAAAAAGTCAGTTTACGCATTTTTGAAAATTTCATTAGAAAACTTTAATCTTATAAATAACAATATACAAAACCAAGGAGTTTTTCAAAATGGTTAAAAAATACAATTTGTCTGAAGCCGCTGCTGAAATTCTTGCTGCTTCTGTCAATTCAAAGCGTTCGCAACGTGACAGCGGTCCAAGCAAACTATCAGGTGACGTGGCATATGGCACTAAAGAAGTTGGCGATATTGGAACACAAGTCTTAAAGACAACCGACAGTGGTCCTGATCTAACAAGAGGTGTACCAACAGCAACTGCTCCTGGTGCAACACCTCCAGTTGGTTCAGAACCAATGAAGAAGTTAAAAGGTCAACCTTCTGAATCCGGTTCATCGGAACAACCAGAAGGCAAACCAGGTCGCCAAATGTTCGACAAGAACAAGGGGGCTACTTTCCAATCATACGGTGAAGCAGTCGAAGAAGAAGAGTATGAAGAGGAAGAGTTTGAAGAAGATGACGTTCTAGAAGAACAAATTGCATTCTTTGAAGAATATTCGGATGAAGAAATGATCAATATGTTATTTTCCGAAGGATACGATCTTGATGAAGCCGTTAGCAAATCTGGATACGTTGAACTTGCAAGAAGAGTTTCTGATCCAGAATATAATGGCACCACGGATCACGATGATGTTGTTGCTCGTGCAAGAAAAGTACACGGAGATAAATTCGCAAATGATTTAGAATCT